GGTTTTGACTTGGACAAAATGATAGGTGCACCTGCTAATTTAGAGATCGAACACAATGCCAATGGTAACGCTAGAGTCAAAGCTATCTTTAAACCTGATGAATTTAAAAAGACTGAGACTATTAATGCAGGGATTATCTTTGACCTAGATGTTTACTGTGAAGAGTTTTCAGGTGATAGCACTGAGCAAACCAAAGCCATGTGTGATATTTATGATGGTTTACCTGAATGGCAACAAAACCTTATCGAAGAAAGTTTTGAACTTAAAGGTGCCAAAGAGTCAGGTTCAAGTTTTGAAACATCTGAGACTTCAAGTGGATTAGCTGATCTTGCTAAAGATGAGCCAGTCAAAACTGTTACAGACGAAGACATACCATTTTAGTTTCTGTTGGGTGACTTAGCTTTTTTGTTAAACATTATGCTTTCCCTAGTTGCCCACAGAATTCGTTATGAGTGATAACACTGATTATGTAAATGAGCCACCTCACTACTTAAAAGGTAGGATTGAGTCAATTGATTACATCAAACAACAATTAGGTGATGGCTTTAAATATTATTTAGAAGGCTCTATGCTGAAGTACAACCACAGGTTTAAATATAAAAACGACAATCCATTGGAAGACTTAAAAAAAAGCCAATGGTATCTTGATCGTTTAATAAAGGAATTATCCAATGAGTGAAGAAGGGATTAAGTTTACAGTTTATCCATTGCCATCAGCCATGATGTTGCAACACGATTTAACTCCTGACATGGTTAATTTGCTGAACAAACATCTTAATAATCTCAGGGTTGATAAGAATAAAACTTCAGGTGGTGACATCTTAGTAGGACAAATCTATACAGGTGAACAACTTACCATGGATCATAAGTGTGATGAATTAAAGCCATTCACACATCTTATGGAGAATCTAGGAGTTCAGTACATTCAACAGTTTGTCAAAATGACTCGTTGTGGTGTTTATCCTAAACGAGTAGAGATGGATCAACTGTGGTCAGTACATTCTTATGCAGGTGACTATAATCCAGTGCATGATCATGGTACTCAGTCATTGATGGGTATTTCTTTTACCACTTGGACTATGGTGCCACCACAAATTAAAGACAACAAAAATTTAGATTTATACAACTCATCAGGTGCAGTTGATGGGTACCTAAATTTTATTTATGGGCTCAATCAAATCATTGATCCTGAAAGACTGCGACCTGCACAAGCAAGAATAATTAAACCTGAAGTTGGCAAGCTCTTGATGTTTCCATCATGGCTACAACACATGGTGTACCCTTTTCAGGGTGAAGGTGAAAGACGAACAGTGGCAGGCAACTTAAACTGTTGGGATGTAACACCTGAAGAAATGGAGCAATCAAAAGATGGAATTTAAAGAAGGCGTTTACGAAGACTTACCCTTTGAGGAATACAATGAGATACCTGCGTATCGAGCCTCAGACCTAAAGCAAGTCGATCAATGTGTGTACACATGGAAGAATAGATCAGGATTTACTGAATCACCTGCTCTGTTAGAAGGTCGAGTACAACACACAGTGTTTTTAGAGAGCCACAAGTTTGATGATGATTTTGTTATTCAACCTGCGTTAGATCGTAGAACCAAAGCAGGCAAAGAAGCCTATGAAGATTTTATGGCAACTGTCGGTAACAGAACTGCAATCAGCCAAGACTTGTACGATGTGTGCATGGAAAGACGAAGAGTGGTACAAAATTTTATTCCAAGCAATGTCAACGATAAAACTGAATTAACAGTTTGTTATAAATTGTATGGGCAAAACTTTAAATCTCGTTTTGATTGGTACGATGGTAGGCATGTTTGGGATTTAAAAACCTGTCGTGATGCTTCACCTAGAGGCTTTAAACAAGCGATTAATGTTTATAGGTATCATATGCAGGCTTCTTTGTATGTAGATGCCTGTAAGAGCCTAGGATTGCCTGTAGAGGGATTTTCGTTCTTGGCACAGGAAAAGGCTCATCCATATCCATATGTTGTTTATACGATGTCTGAGGAAGCCTTGGAGTATGGCAGAGCTAAGAATGAGCAAGCACTACATACTTTGCTAGAAGCTGAACACAAGAAAGATTACAAGCCTTACAATGTGCATGGCACTCAGTTAGTTGAGTTACACGATCTATGGTGATCCATTAGCCAGTAACCACTCCATTCGTTTTCGATCATACAACCAAAAAACCAATAGGTATCTATCACCCATTTCCACAGGTAATCCTTTGTGCATGTGGGTAAAGCTAGGAAAGATCAGTGCATGACCTGTGGGTAAAGGTTTGACTTCACCATAGTTATGAAACTCAGTGCCACCACCTTTGTACTTACCAGTGTTTAGTGGTACCACCACACTGATGTCTGCTGATTCATCGTGGTGCCAAGCACCTTGTTGTTTGTCTTTAAGATTGTAATTGGCTATTTGCACTGAACCTATGTTGGAACAGTTGCGTTGCCAAATAGAATAGATAATTGGGTTAAGCACTGTTTGAACCACGAACCACATGTTGCGATATAACTCAGGCACTTGATCTCTTAATACTATTTCAGGTATTTGCCTGAGCTCATCTTCCTCTTCATTGGCTTGGAATTTCATTGTTTTGATTTCATCGACTAACATCTTGCAAAACTTTCGTCTAAACAAGGGCACTTTGTAAATGTCAGGATGTATTTTGGTGATGTGTTTTTTCAGTGGTGTTTCTTGCATACGATCTACACCATCACTGGAAGAAAACTTAGATAAGATTGGTAAGGATTCTTCGACTGCTTGATGTGTGCTGTGCATGATTGACCAATGCGATTGCATTGATAATAGATAGTTATTTAACTTATGAATTGTCACATAAGAAGTTTACACGCTTTATTCCTCAATAAAAACCATGTAAGTGTCATCTTCTATTTTTAAGATTCCTAACACTTCTTCACCTTTAAACTTGCGTAATGCACCTACAAAAGATTTTGCTTTGACAGTTGGAGTGGAGACTTCGATTTCACCATCCTCAGTATCAAGAATAATTGCTTTGAGTAGGTTCATTTGCCAAAGGCTAGTTTGTGTATGATCTCTTCAATCTTGCGATATTTAACTTTTTCTTCTTGGGTTTGTTTGTCTTTGTCTAATAAAGGTAAACCCAGTTTTGATAGTGCCTCAATAATGATTTCTCTTTCTGTATCATTAAACGCCATGCTTTGATTTTTATTGATAGCAAAATAAAGTTTGCGATCATTGGCTCTGTCTACCAAGTCTTTAACCATTTCAGGATATTCCTTAGTAGAAGCGTTTTCGAGTTTATACTCGATTGTAATTGTATCTAACATTATAAAACCTTTTTAGGATCAACATTTGCCAATCTTTCAACTATATGACTGGTTATGTTTCTATTATAATCTCTTTCTTTGCGATTAGTAGCATCGGCTTTGTTGCGATAAGTAGCTACAAAAAGGTTTTCTCCATGTCTGCCATAACTAGGAATGTATTGGTAAACATCGTACATAATTGTGGTTGGCATTATGCTACCTCCTCAATTTCTTCCATAAACTCAAAATTTGTTTCCCATAACTCATTTATTCTGTCATGGTCAATTACAGCTTTTTTTAGAGTAATCTTTCTGCCATATCCATCTACAACAGTATTGCCCTCTTCATCTAACATTTTTAAAATGCCACTGTCTATAAAAGTAGATACAAAGTATCTGCCACTAGAACCTTCTAATTGTAAAAATAAACCACTGTCATAGTGTTTTAATGCTTTTTCATATACATTTGTATTTTCCATTACGCTACCTCCAAGGTTTGAAATTTTGATACAGCTTGGTGAAGATCACCACCAAAAATAAGTTTCTCTTCTCCTTCCCAAGAGGCACAAGAATAAATTTTGATTGCTATATTTGTAAGCGTTGGGATTTCTTTGAAATCTTTTAATGGTGTGATTTCGTATCTATATTCCAAATCACCATGTTTGTTGTGGTGTTCTGTAATATCACAGTCTCCATATTTTTCGCCTTTATTAATAGACAAAAGAAAACAAGTTGATAAAGCATCTCTATTTACAAGATGTTTCATTGTTTTGTAATTACTAATGTAATATTCAAACGCTTCTTTGATAAATGTAAGACCACCTTTGGGGTAGCCATCATGGTGTTTATATATATGCACCTCTGATTGATCCCACTCAGAAAGTGTTTTAAATGTATATACTGCTCTTGTGCTCATTACTCTACCTCCTTAATTTTAGTAATTTTGATACTCCATCCATAAGGTGCATACACTGTGTGTGTGTCACCCACCTCAAGATTCTCTAAATGTTCGATGGTGAACTCGCCATCCTCATCAATACCCCAGTTACCTTCAATGCCATCAGCTACAAACTCTGCCATTGAAACTGTCTGTGGTTCTGTTTCACCATATGCTTCTTCATTCCAAGTCACTGTAAATTCCATTACGCTACCTCCTTAATTTTTTTATTAATATCATCAAGCCAATCTAGTGTTTTGATCACCTCGTTTAACAAGCCTTTGTGTTGTGAATATTTACCCAAATGATCCACAGCCTTTAATTCGTTTGGCTTGTTTTTTATTTTTACTTCTACTTGATTCATTACTATGCTCCTGTGATTGTGCCAATTAAGGCGATTAATAAAATTGGTACAGCCAATGCACTTAATACATTGGCTA